AATGCTTGTTAATGTTAGGCAGTTGGAAAGACAGTATAATCAAATGGCTCGAGAGCTTAAGAAAGTAGAAGAGAAGTTATATACATATGATGAAGGCAAAAAATGGAAAGATAAGTATGGCCAAACTCTTTCGTGGGGTTCAAATCCACAAACTGCTGATGTGTTATTCAATATATGTGAACACGAATGTAACAAGTTTACTCCAACAGGAAATCCTAGTACAGATGATGCGTGTTTATCTAAACTAGATATTCCTTTTGTTAAAAGTCTTCTTTATTATCGCAAACATATGAATGCAAGAAACACATTTATATATGGCTTAATGAAAGAACAGGTAAATGGAGTAATACACCCTAATTTTAATCTACATCTTGCTAGAACTTATAGAAGTAGCAGTGATCGTCCCAATTTTCAAAATATGCCTATAAGAGACCCTATTTATGGCAAAATGATAAGAACAAAAGTAATTCCTCCAAAAGGAATGGGAATACTGGAAATAGATTACTCCGGTGTTGAAGTAAGTATATCAAATTGCTATCACAGAGATCCACGAATGGAAGACTACTTGATTAATCCGGAAAATGATATGCACAGAGATGTTTCTATGGACTGTTATCTGCTCAACAGACAACAGATAGGAAATACAGATGAAAAGCCTGGCAAAACAATAAGATATTCAGGGAAGAATGGTTTTACTTTTCCTCAATTTTATGGAAGCTACTTTGCAAACTGTGCTACAGATTTATGGGAAAATATTACTAAATTAGACTTAAAAACAACAGAAGGAATGGGACTGATAAAACACCTAGAAGAAAAAGGGATTAAAGAACTAGGTATTATAGACAGTAGAGGAAACACAACCAAGAATTCTTTTATGTCCCATATTAAAAAAGTGGAAGACAAGTTTTGGAATGAGCTGTTTCCTGTTTATACACAATGGAAAAAAGATTGGTTCCAAGACTATTGCAAAACAGGATATTTTTACAATAAAACAGGTTTTAAATTCACAGGACTTATGAGCAGAAATCAATGTATAAATTATCCTGTTCAAAGCAGTGCATTTCATGTTCTTTTATGGAGTTTAATTGAGATAAATAAATACTTGAAAAAGAACAACTTTAGAAGTAGAATTATAGGGCAGATTCATGATAGTATTGTGTTTTATTTTGATCCTGATGAACTGCATAGCTTACTAATTGCCGTACATAGAATATCCACTAAACTTGTAAGAGAGCATTGGCCTTGGATTATTATTCCTTTGGAAATTGATGCTGAAGCTACAAAAGTCAATGAGAGTTGGTATTATAAAAAAAGCATAAAGATACCTATATATTAAATAAAAGGAGGAATAAAGAATGAGTTTAAAATCAGATGGATGGAAAAAGGTAGTGGAAACACAGTAGCATTCAAAAATAGAGTAAAGAAGAAAAAAATAAGAAAAAAAATAGCTAAGAAAAGTAGAAAAAAGAATAGAAAAAAATAAGTTAAGAAACAAAATTGAAAAACACAACAATCGAGTACAAATTAAAAATATAAACGTATATATATTTATACACAAAACAAAAAAGGAAACAAAATGGAGTTATACAAAAAATACAGACCGAAAAAGCTTAGTGAAATAAAAGGAAATAAAGAATTAGTAAATACTATCGTTTCTAAATTAGAAGCTGATAGTCTTCCTCATTCCATTCTCTTAACAGGCCCTTCGGGCTGTGGAAAAATAACAATAGCCCGTATATTATCTAATGAACTTGGTTGTAGTAAACATGATTTTGTCGAAGTTGACTCGGCACATTTCAGAGGAATAGATAGTGTAAGAGAAATAAGAGCACAGTTTCCTTTCAAACCTACAGCAGGGGAAGTTAAAGTATTTTTAATAGATGAAGTGCATGAAATGACAAAGATTGCCCAAGATGCTTTATTAAAAGGGCTTGAGGACACACCTTCTCATATTTATATATTTTTAGCAACAACAAACCCTGAAAAATTAATAAAGACAATGAAGACAAGATGCACAAACTTTAAAGTAGAACCTCTTTCAGAAAAAGAAATGATGAAGTTGTTGAAGGAAACAGCTAACAAAGAAGAAATTGAAATTCCTGAAGAAGTGCTTGAAAAAATACAAGATACATCAGAAGGGGGGAGCAGAAAAGCCCTTGTTTTGTTGGACTCTATAATAGACTTGGAAGTAGATGAAATGCTTGGTGCAGTTAAAAGAATGGAAGACCAAGAAAAGGAAGTGATTGACTTATGTAGAGCACTTTTTGGCAAACTGTCTTGGAAAAAGATAAGTGTTATTTTAAAAAGTGTATTACAAACACAAGAACCTGAATCTATAAGGAGAGCAGTTTTAGGTTATTTTTCTGCGGTATTGCTTAATAGTGGAAAGGAAGATGCTTTCAATGGAGTTGAATGCTTCTCCAAGAACTACTATGACACTGGAAAAGCAGGACTTGTTGCTAGTTGTTATGATTTTTTAAATTATTAAACAGGAGAACAGATTATGGAATTAAATTTTGAAAAAGATGTACAGATAGACAAATTTTCATTAGATAAAGAATGGCTAGGTCAATCTTCTTTAGCACAACAATACTCTTCTGAGTGTGCTTCAGCAGAACAAGAAAAAAACAAAGCAGAAGAGATGGTTAAAATTGTCCGTTCTAGGTTAGTGTTAGAAGCAAACAAAAATCCAGAAGTTATGGGTGAAGGAATAAAGCCTACAGGTCCAAATGTAGAAGCTTATTATAGAACGCATAAAGAACACATACAAGCTAAGGAGGAGCTTATACAGAGTACATATAGCTTTGATATAATAAAAGGGGCTGTATATGCTTTAAATCAGCGAAAAACAGCATTAGAAAACCTAGTAAGGTTACAACTAAGTTCTTATTACTCAGAGCCTACTGTAAGTAATGAAGAAGCACAAGATTTTAATACAGAAGTACAAGAGCAAAGCACGAGAAACATACAGAACAGTATCAGAAGCAAACTAAACAAAAAAGAGGAGACACCAACAAATGAAATAAAAACTAAAAGAACAAGGAGGAAGAGATAATGGAATTTTTTTGGATAGTGTTATTTTTATTCATTCTAACACCAATATGGGTTTTTATTCTTGTTAGGTTTGGAGCAACTGCGATATTCAAAAGTTGGAGACAAGTATTTACACAAGAAAAAACAACAAAAAAGGAGAAGGACAATGGCTAGAGCAAGTAGAAAGGACGACAAAAGAAAGATAAGAAGAAAGTCAGCAATGGGAGATCGAGCAGGCAAGCGAGCAAAGAGTGGAGGAATTGAGAGTGGTTCTAGTACCATAAAAATGCCTTCTGGAGTGAACAAAACGGCCTTGGAACAAGGAAAAAACACGGTAAACATTATTCCTTACAGAACTACAATGGAGAACCCATTGGACAAAGTTCCTATAGGGGAAATGAACTATGTTCGTACTTTTTTTCTCCATTTCAATGTTGGTCCTACAGAAGCCGCTGTTGTTTGTCCAAAAACAATGGGGAAAAGATGTCCTATTTGTGAAGAAAGAAAACGCTTACAGCAGATGGAAGATGCTGATGAGGCAATCATTAAGTCACTAAGAAATAAACAGAGAGAACTGTACAATGTTCTTGATGAAAAAGGAGAGGTTTCATTGTTAGATATAAGTTACTTCTTATTTGGAAAGAAGTTGGAAGAAGAGTTAAGAGAAGGTGATGAGGACTGGGCTTACTTTGCTGAGTTAGAGCAAGGCTATTCTTTACTTGTACGCATGAGTGAAGAAAAGCTTGGTAAAAACAAATTCCTTGATACTTCACGTATTGATTTTATAGAAAGAGATGACATACCAAAAGATGTTGCTAAAAAAGCACTAGATTTGGACGCTCTCATTGTTCATAAAACTTATGAAGAAGTTGAAGCACTTTTCTTAGGACTGGATGAAGGCAATGTAGGAAAGAATGAATCAGAGGAGCAAGAACCAGAAGATGCTGAAGAACCGGAAGCAGTTGAAACATCATCTTCTAAAAAATCTGGTAAAAAGAAGAAAGAAATTGAGAAAGAAATTGAGAAAGAAGAACTGGAAGATGCTGATTCAGAAGTTGAACCTCAATTTGCATCTGGAGACAAAGTTGTTTGGGAAGATGAAGGAAAAAAGGTAGCGGGAACAATAGTAGAAATTGATATTATTCCTGATCCAGAAGATGTTCCTGAACTTGGTGATGAAGATATTTATTATGAAGTTGAAGATGGAGAAGGTGATGTATGGGAACTCGAAGAAAAAGAAATAAGCAAAGAAGTTACCAAGAAAGCAAAGAAGTCAAGAAGGAAATAAGACAAAATGCCAAAAATTTGTGCCCTTTTGGGCATAAATTAGGTGATGTTGATAATATAGCTCATCTAAAAGATTGTGATAAATGTCCTGAAGATAAATGGAATTTATGTATGGATGTGCTTGAATGGAATACATTGCAATAGTAAACAAGAGGAGGGTAGGTAAAATGCCTGCTCTCCTTATTTTAATTATAGGAGGTGAAAGGTGTCTGAAGTTAAAAGAAAAAGAAGATCTATAGTAAGCACAATAGAAAAATCAGCGAACAAAAGTAATAGCCATCAAAAAAATGTACTTTGGGTATCTACGGGCTCTTATGTGTTTAATTGTATGCTTTCAGACAATCCTTTTGGAGGGTGGCAAACAGGAGGAATGGTTAATTTAATTGGAGACAGTAGTGCAGGAAAAACATTCATTGGTCTAACTTCTTTAGCGACAGCGACAAATGATAAACGCTTTGATAATTATGATTTAATACATGATGATGCAGAACACAGAAATAAGTTTAATTTAAAATACTTGTTTGGAGGAAAGACTGCTGATAGAGTACAGTCTCCAGGAGGGATTGCTAAAAACGGTTCTTCTATAAATAGTGGTACTTTGGAAGATTTTAAATTATATATTTATGACAGACTAAAAGCTGGTAAGCCTTTTATTTATGTTGTAGATAGCTGGGATTCATTGACAACTGAAGCAGATACAGAAAAATTTATTGCAGAAATAGAAGCTACTCGTTCACAGAAGAAAATCAAAGGTACGTATGGTATGGCTAAAGCAAAAGGAGGGTCTACTTTATTAAGAGAGATTTGTGGTATGTTAGAAAAGTCAAAATCCTTATTAATTATTGTTTCACAAACAAGAGCTAACATTGGTATTGGTTTTGCAGAAAAAACAAGAAGTGGAGGCAAGGCTTTAAAGTTCTATGCTAACCATGAAATGTGGCTGGCTAAATTACAATCCTTACAAAAAAATGTAAATAAGAAATCAAGAAAATATGGCATATCTGTTAGAATGAAAGTAAAGAAAAATTCTATCACAGGAAAAGAAAGAGAAGGTGATGTTAGTATTCTTTATGACTATGGAATAGACAACATAACTTCTTCCATAGAGTACTTAGTAAGTGAGCAGTGGTGGTCTAAAAAAGGAAGAGGGGTTGTTACTTCTGAATTTGAGGAAAATGAGTTTGCAACTATTACTTCTCTTGTTTCCTACATAGAAAAAAACGATTTAGAAATAAAATTAGGTGAAATAGTAGGTGAATGTTGGGATAGTGTAGAAGAGAAACTGAAATCACATAGAAAGAGGAGATTCAACTAATGAAAACTCTCATTATAGATGGCAATTACTTATGTGAAAGAACTAAGCATAGCAAAAAGAAATTGATCAAGCCTAAGGAAGTAGGAAAGGCTGTTGTGTATGAATTTTTATATAATATTTTGGAAATGGGCAAGTCCTTTAAGACAAATGATATTATTATTGTATGGGACAGTGTTTCTTCTTTGCGTAAAACAAAACACGGTTTTTACAAGGAAGGAAGGAAGACTTACAAAACAGATGAAGAAAGAGATTTTATGAAAGAAGTAAATAAATATTGCTATCCTGCCTATCAAGCACTAAGAGAAGAGATACTGCCTTCTATTGGTTTCAGAAATGTTTTTATGGAAGACGGTTTTGAAGGAGATGATCTAATGGCAGAAATAACAAAAAACCATAAAGGGGATTTCATAATTGTAACATCAGATCAAGACCTTTATCAATGTCTTGCTTATAATACTTCCATATACAACATCATAATGAGAAAGCAATACACTATGAAAAAACTACACACAGAGAAAAATATTACTCCGGAAAAGTGGCATTTGGTTAAAGCTATAGGAGGATGTACTTCTGACTGTGTTCCTGGTTTTGTAGGGGTAGGAGAAAAAACAGCTATAAAATACTTAAACAATGAATTAAAATCTCATCTGAAAACATATAAAAGCATAACACAGAAAGAAGGTAAAGCAATTATTGAAAGGAATAAATGGCTTGTAACACTTCCATTGGAAGGAACTCCTTCTCTTACTTTAAGAAAAAATATATTTAATGAAGAAGAGTTTATTAATGTATGTACAAAATATGGCTTTGATAACTTCATGGAAAATAGATTTGAAGAATGGCAATGTTTTTTCGTGGAACATACAACAATCAGCTCGCTAATAGAAGAATGGGTATAAGAGCAAGCCGGAAAGAAAGACTGCAAAAAAAACGCAAAAGACAGCGTTAAATTAGTCGTTTAAGCGTATATATTAATATAACACACACTAACACAAACAAAAAAAGGAAAACAGTCCTATGGAAAAGAATATAACATTAAAACTGTTGGAAAAGAACTTTAAAGACTTAGACGATGCAAGAAAAAGTGGAATTATAGATATGTTCATGGCCCCTTCATACTTAGTTAATCAAGGACTTTTTGAAGATATAGCAAATAAAGTAACGGTACTTTGGATGGATACTTTTTCTGAAGAAACAGCAGAAGAAAGGGCTAAGAAAGCTTTCAAACAAATATGAAAAAGGAAAAAGTAAAAAATGATATATATAGGAATAGATAATGGAGTAAGTGGCTCCATTGGTATTATACGTCCAGATGGAACATATACTCTTCAACAAACTCCTGTTTTTTCTTGTCAAGACTATACTAAAAAAAAGAAGAATATTACTCGTATTGATTGGAATAAGTTATTTCTTATATTAGACTGTGAGAAACAAAAAGATAAACTTCGTATTTTAATAGAACGTCCTATGATAAACCCTGCTCGATTTAAAGCATCTATATCAGGTGCAAGGGCTTTTGAAAGTACTCTTGTTTGTTTAGAAACATTAGAAATTGCTTATGATATTGTGGACAGCAAAGAATGGCAAAAAAGACTACTTCCTCCAAAACAAGATACGAAAATAGCAAGTAGAACAATAGGAAAACGTCTGTTCCCTGAAATAGAATTAAGAACAAAGGCAGTAGATGCTGATGGTATTTTAATGGCGGAATATTGCAGACTTAAATATGAGTTTGATACTCAAATACAATAAAAAAGGAGTATAGACTATGGAGAAGGAATTAGTAAACCACCCAAAGCATTACAACTCACACCCATCACAGATAGAATGTATCGATATAATTAGGCACTATAGCTTTAATATTGGAAACGCAATTAAATATTTGTAGAGGAATGGATTAAAAAGCAACAACCCAAAAATACAAGACTTAAAGAAAGCAATATGGTCTATTGAAGATGAAATAAAGAAAATAAAAATAGAAGCGGAACTATCTACAAAAATAGAAGATGAACAGCCGATTGAACGGGAGGGTTAAAAATGGCCAGGCGGAGAAAAACTAGGAAAGTTGAAAATAATATAGGCAAATTAATAAAAAGTGAACTGGATAATGCTTGTGGTAGTTGCGTTGTAGGAGGAATTCATTACGATATACAAGCGACAAGAGAAATGAACATAGGAGAGCCTCATTACCTCCTTACTTTCACACAAACAAAAGGAACAATAAGAAGACTTGCAACATCAACTAAAATCCCTTTTTAAACTATGATAAAAAAATTAAAGATTCAGAACTTCCAAAGTCACAAGAACACAGAAATAGAATTTACACCAGGTGTAAATATTATTGTAGGCTCCTCCGATATTGGAAAGTCAGTTATTGTACGAGCATTAGAAT